GGCGCGGCCAGCAGCACGGGCGACTACGGCGCGGCCAGCAGCACGGGCTACCAAGGCGCGGCCAGCAGCACGGGCAAGCACTCCGTTGCGATGGCATGCGGTTACGAGGGCCGCGCGATGGCTGGTGAGACTGGCGCAATCGTGCTGGCGTACCGCAATGATGCTGGTGACCTCCTTCACGTCCGCGCAAGCAAGGTGGGCGAGAACGGCATCGAGGCTGGGAAGTGGTACCAGCTCGACAGCAATGGAAATTTCAAAGCGGTCTAACTCTGAAAGGACGTAAGCCATGAGCATCTTCGCAATCCTGCTGATCGCATTCCTGATGATCCTCGGCGCGCCGCGCCGGAAGTTCTGACACCTGAACGGAGCAGACGATGAAACGCACGCACACCCAGCAGCCGCCGCGGTACGGACACCACGAGCGCGCATCGGTAGCAGTCCGCATTGCCCGCTTCGTGCGGGAGCTGACGAAGGCGATCCGCCTGCAAGCGCTGTCGCTGCAAGAGACGCGCGCTGACGAGGATTTCTCTTACGCCGCTTCGCTGCACGAACTGTCGATCGCTCGCATGAACCTGATCCAGCGCCGCCGCGTGAAGCTGGCCGCGAAGCGCATGCAGATTGAACGAGGCTTGGTATGAGCGCGATCCGTTTCCTCCGCACCCAGTACCGCCTGTCGCTGCTGGCTGGCTTCACGCCCCGCAAGGCTCGCTGGCGCGCTGTCGTCAGCTTTATCAAGGGCTTCTGATTTCTCTACCAATCCGACGCGGGCATAGTCTCCGCAGAAAGGCAACATCGTGAGCAACCTCGTAGTGCAACAGGCGTCGAAACTGGCGGGCCTGTTCAATATCCCTGAATCCGGCGAGCTGGTGAACGTACTGAAGGCGACCGCGTTTAAGGGCCAGGTATCGGACGCGCAGATGTCGGCGCTGCTGATCGTCGCGAACCAGTACAGATTGAACCCGTGGACGAAGGAGATTTACGCATTCCCGGACCAGAACAACGGCATCGTCCCGGTGGTCGGCGTGGATGGTTGGGCGAGGATCATCAACGAGAACCCGCAATTCGACGGCATGGAGTTCCAGCAGGACGACGAGTCGTGCACGTGCATCATCTACCGCAAGGACCGTTCCCACGCGATCAAGACGACGGAATACCTGAGCGAGTGCAAGCGCGGCACCAAGCCGTGGCAGTCGCACCCGAAGCGCATGCTGCGCCACAAGGCCATGATCCAGTGCGCACGTCTCGCATTCGGCTACGTGGGGATCTACGACCAGGACGAGGCCGAACGCATCGTCGACGTGAACGAGCGGCCGGCAAGCCGCGGCGCTGCGGCAGTCGCCGAGCAAGCGATGACGGTGGAGTTCACCGAAGCCGATCAGCAGTTGCTTGACCAGTTGGGCGCCGTGGCCGACTACGGGCTTGCAGCGCTGGAAGAGGCATGGAGCAAGATCACGAAGGAGCAGCGCCGCGCCCTCGCCCCTCACCTGCCCGAGCTGAAGAAGCGCGCCGAAAACGTCATCGAAGGAGCGATCAATGATTGAGCGCCAATCCAATCAAGGCGGCGCCGATTGGCTGCGTGAGCGTGCCGGCCATGCGACCGCCTCGTGCTTCGCTGACATCCTGGCCGTGGGCCGTAACGGCCAGCCCTTGAAGGCGCGGGAAGACTACCTGATGCACCTTGTAGTGGAGCGCATCACGGGCGAGCCGATCGTGACCCCGAGCAGCTTCGCAATGCAGTGGGGGACGGAGGCAGAGCCGTACGCTCGCGCCACCTACGAGGAAGAAACCGGCGCGATCGTGCGCGAAGTCGGCTTCAAAAAGCATCCGAAGCACGAATGGGTTGGCGCCTCTTCGGATGGCCTCGTCGGCCCGAAAGGTGGCATCGAGATCAAGTCGCCCTACAACAGCGCGATTCACCTGCTGACGTGGGAAACCGGCATGCCCGAACACCACAAGCCGCAGGTACAGGGCCAGATTTGGGTGCTGGAGCTGGACTGGGTGGACTTCTGCTCGTTCGACCCGCGCATGCAGGCCGGCGCCGAGCACCTGAAGCTGTACCGCCAGCGCATCTACCGCGACGACGCCTATATCAGCAAGACGCTGGAACCCGGCGTGCTCGCCTTCCTGGCCGAAGTCCAAGCGAAGGTTGATCTGCTGAACTCGATGGAGGTGGCGGCATGACTGAGAAACGGACCTTCGTGCTGGCCCACCGCCAAGCGCGCGCCAACGCTGCGCATTTCGCATACGAGGCGCCGGACGGCTGGATGGTCACGTTCTGCGAGCCAAAGCGGAACCTCGACCAGAACGCCAAGTTTCACGCCATCGTCGGCGACATCGCGAAGTCCGGACTGAAGTGGGCCGGCAAGCCGCGCACCGCTGCGCAATGGAAGGTGCTTCTGGTGTCCGGCCACGCTGCGGCGACGAACGAAGGCTCCGAAATGGTGCCGGGCCTGGAAGGCGAGTTTTTGAACCTGCGCGAGAGCACAGCCCTGATGTCGAAGAAGCGCGCCGCAAGCCTGATCGAGTACGCCCTCGCCTTCTGCGCGATGAACGGCGTGCACCTTTCGGCCGCGAGCGTTCAACGCGAGCTGGAGCCTGCGTAACGATGATGAATCTGATTGGAGACCAACAATGAACAACCACAAACACCACGACGCCATGCGGGAGAACGTCATCGCCGCTGTGCGCGACCTCCTGAGCGCGGAGAATACCGCAGCAGTGCGCCTCAACATCCCCGGCGCGCCGTCGCAAACCATCCTTGCCGGCGACGTGCGCTCCGTAGCGCGCCTGCTGGAACTGGACACGATCGAGGACAACGGCGCCGCCCGCATCGCCGAGCTGGAGGCGGAGAACGCCCGGCTGCGCCCCGAAGTCGAAGCGCTGCGCACTGAGCGCGAGAATCTGTGGAAGTCTCATTTCCTCGTGTCCAAGGCGCTGCACAACGTCATTGCCGGCAATCAGGCCGCGTGGCTGGAGTGGGATCGAGGCCAAGGCGCCGAAGCCGCAATGGAATGGGTCCACAACGGCCTCGTAGGCCCGGGCTTGATACCGGACGCAGCCGAAGGCATCGGCGCGCAAGCATGGTTCGACGCCAAGCATGATGATCGCTTCGACGCGCCGCCGCTGCCAGGGCTAGACCCAGCTGCCCCTGTCTCCGCATCCCCGCAGCAGGCAGCGCCGGCCGAACTGACGGACGACGAAATCCTGACGCTGGACTGCCTGCGGTTGACGCAGAGCGACGACGGCACCGAGCATGCGGTTGCCAGCTCGTCCGTGATCGAATTCGCCCGCGCCGTTCTCGCCGCATTCCATCAAGCCGCAGCAGGCGCAGAAGGGGCGGATGGATGGCGCACGAATACGGGCGTGCAGCCGGTAGCGAACGAAGTGCGGGTTGATGTGGAGTTCCGCAACGGAACCATCGCGCCCAACGTCAAGGCAGCTGAATGGGCGTGGCAAGTAGGCGACGAGTTCATGGAACGAAAGTGGGTAATCAGCCGCTGGCGCCTCGCCGCTCCGTCCACCTCTCAGCCTGCACGGGAGGGCTGAGCGATGGCAAGCATTCAGAAGATGAAGCGCACAGGCGAGCACAATTCGGGCCTGACTGTCGAGGAAATCAAGCGCTGCATGCGGCACTACACGCGAGCAGAGAAAGCACGCGAGCGCAAGCGCCGAGCCGAACTGCCCCAGCCAACCACCACCAAGGAGGCGTGACGTGAGCGATATGGCCGACGACTTCAACGCGCTGCGCAAGGCGCGGCAGGAGAAGCGCAGCGACAACCGCGAGCACTCCGCCGCCGTGCTGACGCGCGCTGGCGTGCAGTACGAAGTGAAAAACCTGGGCGCACATCTGGTCGTGCAAGCCGGAGCGCAGACGGTCGATTTCTGGCCCGGCACCGGCCTGTGGATCGTGCGCGGTTCCCCGACGCGGCGCCGTGGCGTGCGCAAGCTGGTCGAGTACGTGACCGAGCAGCGCGCCGCCCGCTCCCGCTAACCAATCACCGAGAGGAATACGAAATGACACGTTATGCGTTCGACTATGTGGGCGTAAAGGGCGTCAAGAAGTACCGGGACGCTGCCGGCAAGACGCGGCAGGAAACGCGGCATTTCCGTCAGACGTTAAACCCGTTCAACACCAACGCCGACGGCAGCCTGAAAACGCGCCAGCAAATTCTGGCCGAAGAAACAATCAAGCGTGACGCCTGGCTTGCGGAATAGCCCAATCACCGAGAGGAAACACCGTGAACAAAGAACCGATCGAAGAATTGAAGCGGCTGGCCGAAGCGGCGACGCCCGGCCCATGGGTTGCTACCGGCCCCTCGTTCGGCAACCCCAAGCCCGCATTTCTCAACGAGGTAGTGGCTGGCGATAACACTGACGACGAAGTGTGCATTGCCCCCGAGTGGGACGAGGACTTCTGGCCGGAGCGAAGCGCGAACATGGAGTTCATCGCCGCCGCCAATCCTGCCGCCGTGCTGGAACTGATCGCCCTTGCCGAGCGCGCCGCCTCTGTCACGCCAGCACCACAAGCAGCGGCGGGGGAGCTGCCGACTTGGTACGAATGCGACCGCGCCTTGGATCAAGGAACCGGCACGGCGCTGCATCGCTTCATCCTCAACCACGAACCAACAGGCGATGAGGACGAAAACTGGTTCCGAGCCGAGCTGGCCGCAGCACTGCAAGAGGCGCGGGACGAAACCAAGCTCGCCATCACCCCAGCCGCCGCACCTGTCAAGGACAGCGCGACGGCGGGCACGATCAAAACGTGGCGGGAACGTGCACGCGCATGTAGCCCGCTGAACCATCCGGATGAACTGGACTTCCGGGTCAAGTTTCACTTTGCTGAGAAAGAAACCGCCGACCTGCGCAAAGCTCTTGCCGCAGCATCGCAGGCCCAGGCCGAGCCGGTAGCGTGGCGGTATCAACGGGACACGAATAAGGAGCCAGGGGTGGGTGATGGGGAATGGCAATTCATGGCCCATAACCGTAGGGCGCTCGAATTGCAGGGGAAATCACCCAAGTTTGCCCCTTATAAACCAAACGATAGCTATCACAACTGGGAGCCGCTATTCACCAGCCCCGCCCCCTCTGCTGCGAGCAGCGATGCGCGGGATGCGGCGCGACTGGACTTCATGTCTCAGCACGAGGCATGGATCGCATGGTGCAGGGATGGGGAGGCGTGCCGCGTATTCGTCTTCGACGAGGTCGGCAACACACGGCCTTTCTTGGGCTGGGGCGCGAAGGGCGCTTGGCAGCTTACGGCCCGCGAAGCCATCGACGCCGCCATGTCCGCAGCCGAACAGGGAGGCAAGCATGGGTAATCCACTGTGTGCAGTACGCGGAAGCCTTGGTCCGGGCGCGATGTGCGGATTCGTGATCGTCGGCGCAAAGGAATGCGGCCTGCCCGCGCTCGGTCAATGCGAACACCAGCGCGTGCTGGTGGACTGCGCCGCATGTAATGGAGCGGAAGGCTTGCCGTGCTCGCACTGCGGCGGTTCCGGCAAGGTACAGGTCCGACGCGCCGCTATGTCCGCTCCAGCTGCGGGGGAGGCATCCGATGTGTAAGCCACTGGCTGGAAAACGAGCCTTCTACGCCAAGGGTCAACGCGACAAAGCGCGTGGCGTGCTTTCGGTCTACGACCTTCTGTCGAAAGACTGGCCGCGCTGGGCAAGGCTGTCATACATCGCAGGCTTCTTCGGGCACTAACCCCGCCCCACTCACAGAAAGAGGAATATGGACAACACGAAGAATTACACCAAAGCAGACTGTGGTTGCGCACCAAACGAGTCGTGCGATATTTGCCAAGGTCGCCCGGAACCAGCAGCAGGCGCAGACCACCTGTTGCCAGAAAATATCCGCGCATTGGTTATGGACCTTGAAGCCATCGCCGTGGGCGAAGCGAGCATCCCGGCATGTGATCGAGACTGGGTAACGTGGTCTGGAATCATCGCCAAGGTAATTCGGCATTTGGGCGGCTCCTCGGCACCAGCAGCAGGCGCGGGGAGCATCGACGTAGGCCCGGCACTTGAGCCAGCACGCCAGGAATGGGAAAAGCAGTACACCGAGCGCTTCAGCACGGTCCCGCGCCAAGACGAGCACCACGCATTCGCGGAAGGCTTCAAGGCAGGTTTGCGCGCCACTCCCGCACCAGTGAGCGCCGCACCGTTGACGGACGAGCAGTACCAGGAAATCCTGCGCCCGATTCTGTCGCGCAAAGGTATGCAGTACTACCTGAACGGCGATGCCATCACACTCGACCCCAGCGACTATCGCGCCATCATCGACCGCGCCCGCGCATCCCTTCCCCCATCTGCTGGCGCACCAGAAACGGCTGTGGTGCAGCGCATCCGCGACATGTGCAATGGCGCGACAGGCAACCAGATTCGTGCGGCACTGGACGGCATGCTGTCGGCTGGCGCACCAGTGAGCGCAGCGGAACAGGAACGCATTCAGGACATGCGCAAGCTGGCCGAAGTGATTCCCGGCCGGAACCCTGATGGTGTCCACCTCTCGCCCGCCGGCCGCGAAAGGGCCGCACAGGTCATAGCTTCTGCCGCCCAGCCAGCACGCCAGCAAGAGGCGGAACAGGCGTCGTGCAAGGTCTGCAACGGCACCCGCGCCATAGCCGGCCCAATCGGCGATCCGCCGTCCGAATGCGACGCGTGCTCCGACCAGTCGCCAGCAGACGGGCAGGAACTGCCGGCGCTGCCGAAGCCATGGCGCGAACGGGTGAAACTTGACGCGTTGCACGACAGCTATCGCACATCCGAATCTCTGCGGGCAGCAGAAGCCGAGATTGCCGACTGGCGCGCGCTGACAATGCAACGGCTGGACGATCTGCCCCGGCCGCTGCGTGTGGTTCGCCGCTCCGACATGTCCGTAGAGGTCGGCTTCCGCTCCTGCGCCGAGGCCAGTCGATTCGAGCGCGCCATCGCTGCCAAGCAGGCCGGAAAGGAAGGTTCGTGATGGTCATGGCAAATGCTACTGATGAAATCCTGGTCGTGGAGTGCTTCGCTCGTGAAGACGGCGACTGGATTGCGCGCTGCCCGCACTGCTTGCGCGTGGTAGGAATGAACGGCGAGGAGCCAGTGCGCGGAGAGCAATTCCAAGATCGCGTGTGCGGCGGCTGGTTCGAAGTATCGAGCGATGCCTCGCGCCTCAAGCGCCTACCGCAACATCCCGACGAGGATGCAAAATGACCGCCGCCGACCATGACGCAGCAATGCGCGCGGCGTTCCTCAAGCGCTTGCCGAAACACTGGTCGCGCGAGACGAAACTCGATGCTGAAGGCGATACCACGTTCCGTGATGATTGGGTGCAGGGGGCATGGATTGGCTATCAGTGGGGCGTCGAGGAGGCCACCCGCCGCGCCAGCGAAAGGGCGACGCCCGGGCTGAGCCGAGAGCAAATCGCCAGGATTGCAGGCGGATGCATGGCAACGCCGAACTACAACCTGTTCATGTTCCACATCGACGGCGAGTTCGCTGCTGCCGCACCAGAAGAAAGGAATTGACCATGTGGAGCGAACAACGAGTGCGCGCCGCCATCACGAAGGCGGCAAATGACCGTCCTGTGACGATCCATTACGGATTAGGCAAGACCGAAACGGTGCGGTATGGCGACTACGATTGGGGCGGATGGGGACGCCCTACCCTGCTGGACTTCATGACCGGCAAGGTGATCAGCGCATACATCAATGTGGCTGCCGCACCAGAAGAGAAGGAGGCGCCCGCCGCGGCGCCGAGCATTACCGAACACATGAACCGGAAGGAATATTGAAATGAGCGAAGCAGACCTGATTGAACGCTTGGCGGACGCACTGCAAAATCGCCTGCGGCCGGCAATCCCGCTGTCGGTTGACCTGTGGGACTTCGAAATGATTGGCGCCTACCTGAAGCGCGACCCGCAGACCGTACGCGATCGTATGGCATGCCTGCCGAGCTTCCCGAAGGCGATCCGCCTGCCGACGAAGGGCGGCCGCTCGCAACCGCTGTTCAACGCCAAGGATGTAATCGAATGGGCGCAGAGCTACCGCGAGAAGCACTGAAGCCGGGTTCAGTCGAGACGGGCCGCGATATTCTCGGCCGTCTCGTTGTAGTAGGTCTGCAACTGGTTCAGGTTCGTGTGCCCGACCATACGTGCCAGCTCCAGAACCGAAAGCTTCTGCGCCAGCCGGGTGATCGCTTCATGCCGGCTGTCATGGAATGTCAGCCCCTCAATCGCGGCCCGGGCCTTCGCCTTGCGGAACAGTGCATCGAGCGTCGAAGGCGCCAGGCCGAATACTGACGCATCCGATGCCGGCAGAAGCTTCAGCAGCTCCCGCGCGCGCTTTGACAGCGGCACGTCACGCTTGCGACCGTTCTTCGTGATGGGCAAGTGGGCCACAGTGCCGCGCACATTCTCCGGCGTCAACGCGCAGATTTCGCCGGCTCGCATTGCTGTCTCGATCGCGAATAGAAAAGCTACCGCGACCGCCCCGCTCTTCGTGGTGACGGGCTTTTCGTCGAAGCCCAGGGCGAAGCAAATCCGTTCTATCTCGTCATCGCTGATGCGGCGGTCACGTGCAGCAGCCTCCTTCGGCCGGCGTACGCTTGCGGTTGGGCTGGCGTGGATCCACTTCCATTCTGTCTGCGCGGTAGCGAAGACGTGTGAGAGCAAGTTCAAGTCGCGGTTGACGGTCGAACCGGATACGGCACCGTCACCGGCCATTCGTGCGTCGCGCCACGCCCCTAGCACCTCCGGCGTGATGTCCTCCATGCGCATGTCGCCTAGAGCTTTCCCGTTCACCGGATGCCGGGCGATCGCATTCATGCGGACGATCTCCCAGCGCTTGCCTCGCTTGTGCTCGGAAACCTCTTTTTCGTACCGCGCGAACGCATCAAGCAAGGTCTTCTTGCTTCCACCCGCTGCGGCGCCTCGCCGAATCTCCGTCTCGCGCTCTGCTGCCCAGGCCACCGCTTCCGCCTTCGTCGAGAAGCTGGCTGATTCCCGGGTGCCAGAGACAGCAATCTGCACCCTCCACTTCGTGCCGCTTTTCAGCTGGACTTTCCTGTATGTCGCCAT